AATTCTAGGATCATTTAAATCAACTGTTTTTAAATTAATATTAAAAATGCTATCAATATCTGCAAAAAATTTATCTCTATTTGCTGTTATTTTGGTGAGAGTTTTTGGAGATAAATTGTATAGTGTATTAAACTCATTAAGCATTTGTTCTTTATTTGATATGGTTTTAGTTATGGAGGATGTGGCATATAATGCTTCAAATTCTTTAAGCATTTGTTCTTTATTTGATATGGTTTTAGTTATGGAGGATGTGGCATATAATGCTTCAAATTCTTTAAAAAATTTTGCTCTATCTGATGCAAGCTTTGCTAGCTCTTCTTTGGGCAGCTTGAATAATTCTTCATAATTGGTAGAATATTTTTTAGGGTCAATTTTAAGTGTATTTTCTAAGTCAGCAAAAAACTTTTCTTTATTAGCTTTAATTTTTTCTTTCATTTCAGGTGAAAGTTTAAAGGTCTCCTCTATTCCCTTAATAAGCTCATCATAATTTAGTATTTTTCCTTCAGGAAGAAGAAATGCTTTAATATCTTTAAAGAAATTTTCTAGTACTATAAAACCTTCTTTAGCTAATTCATATATAAATTTTGCTCTTTCAACAAACCATCCCAATACACCTATTAAAAACCCAATACTAAATGCAGCTATAGCCATCAAATCATCAAACAAACCACCCAATGCACCGCTAGTTTTTTTAACTGTGCCACTCATATCAGGTACTATATTTTTTAAAGCTTTATTAAGCTGCTTTCTACCCTCACTAGTCATACCATCAAAAATAAAAGGCACAGCTTGATATTGTCGCTCTTTTCTTTTAAAAGATGAAAATCTTGTATTTTGTGATGTTTCTTTTTGTTCCTTTTCTTCTACTAAATCATATAGCTTTTTCTTTTTTACTTTTTCATCTTTATTTTCATCATATTTTTCATTGAGAAAATTAACGATATAATCCATTTTTTCATTAAGATTAGATACGTCTTGTATTAATTCTTGTGTATCACTGTCCATCAAATATATTTAAGATGAACAGGTAGTTTTAGCTTTATACTGTGAAGAACGCTGGTTCTACACTAATTGTCACTTTGGAATCAGGAAGTGTTAATAGTTCTCGCTCATATTGTTTGACATTGTTAATATAATCGATTAATTTTGAATTTAAAGAAATTGGAATTTTTTCTATAATTTGGGTTTTTTGATTAAACGTGGCTTCATTAAATTTAATCTCTGCATTACCTACTTTAATAACTTTGACGTACTTGATAATTTCATTAATATACATTTCACCTAACGCTTCCCTCGTGACATCTTTTGCATTTGTAATGGAGGAAAGTTTTTTCTTTGTTTCGTTATTAATCGCTATATCCTCAGTCACAGAAGGAATAGCGGCTAGAATTGTTACTGTTCCATCGGTAACTTCTGTAGTTTTAAGAGTATCAGGTAATGCAGTGCTTTTATTGAGAATAGGTGTGAGATCTACCGTACTGTCAGAGTCATAGGGCTTAAAGCTTGTGCTGATAGACAATGCCCTCAAGCACGTTAATATAAAATTTTTATCTGAAACTAGCAATGAGGCAGACTCTGTACAATTATCCCTAACAATTTCACTAGTTAAGTTGATAAAGCTCAGTCCAGATGTACCTTCTTCAAGGGCGCATTTAACAATATTTTTCTGTTGTTTTGTTGTAACATCTTTAAATTTAAGCTTTCTATTAAGAGATGGTACAAATATTTCATAATCTTTTGAAAGTGAGTTTAGGGCATTTAGCGCGTTGTTAAAATTATCCATACAACTTTATTTATAACCTGCAGGTTTATTTTCAACGCCTTTTTGCCGTTCTTCCTTGAGTTGGTTCATTTCTGCTTCCAGAATATTTTTGAGAATGAGGTTTTCAACTAATGTATTTTTATCTATATATTCTGCTGTATAAAATAGCTTGCTAACCAAAATGTATTGTAATTCATACAGGCTTTTAAGATTTACAGTAAAAAGAACTTTAAGAAGCTCAAACATGTTGTTATCAAAGGGTGTGATAGTAAAAGCTTGATCTTCATTAAACAGTTTAATTTCACAAGTCTTAAAGACATGGGTTACTTCGTTATGATAAGCCCGTAAATTAGTAATGATAGAAGATGGTAATTTATCAAAGATATCAATTTTTTCTTTATCAGTTAAACTGTTGTAATTAATGGGCTTATTATTAATAATAATTTCCTGTATGGAGAAACAGAGAGGGTCATATATGTCATTAAAGAATAACTTTTTTGGTAGATTCACTTCTAGGACAAAATCTTCATATTGAAAAGTTTTTTCGAAAGATTTATTTATTTGTTGAAGCTGATTAAGAATTGGAATTATAGATGTTTTTTTGGTAAAACTACCTGAGGTAACCTCAATTTCTGACGACACAGAAGCTAATCTGAGAAGAAATAAAATTAAAAATTTATCAAAATTTGTAAATGAATTTACATTAGAGTTACTCCTAATAATATGGTTAAAATACTCTTCTATATGATTGTTGTTTTTATTGCCAATAAATTTATTTAAAGTTCTGTATTGCGCAAAGGTAAGTTCGCTTATATTAAAGCTGTTATTAGTTGATGGCTGTGTAAATGTTAGATAAAATTGCATTATATGAATCCTAATGGATTTATAGAACCAATTCCGTTCTGGAAGGAAGTGACTCTAGGTATTTGGCCATTAGCTATTCTATTAACTATATCAGCAATAGGCAAGTATAAATTATTTTCAATGGTATAATTACTATAGGACCAGCGAGTTGTGTAAATTTGTTCTTTCTCTTCAGAATAATCTAACGTCTGTGTACTTATAGAATAAGGAGCGCAATTAAAAAAAGTATAAGCTTTTCTGGGTATCATAGAAATACCATTATATGTGCGTGTGTATTGTAATAATGTCATATTGCATTTCATATTTAAAGGGTCTTTTGTTGTTGCAGTATCTTTGGGTCGAGCAGCTAATCCAAAATGTGAAGTAAGAATCGTCCAAGGCTTTAAGACAAAATCAATAAATGATGTGTTTGTCTCTCTGAATTCAATTGATAATTCTGGTGGTGTATTAGATCTATTACCTGCTAATATTCCTGGTAAAAACCCTCTATTATTATTAACAGATATTGACTCCATAGCATACTCTTCTACAGGAACAGTAACAGAATAAGCAAATAAACAACCCACTATTTTTTGTAATGGAAAACTACCAAGAATTGTCTTTGCAGAAGAAATATCCCAACCTTTTCTTGCACCATCAGTTCGCTCTACACCTTGTATAATCTGTGTTCGTATAGCTGGTGGGTAATTGTCTATCACTATCATCCATTGTGTAGACATAGGAATCGATGTAAACCATGATTCCATTTGTACGAGAAAATAATCTCTTGGACTGATTAGTGGTACGCCGGGAATATTAAACCCAAATAAGTCAACTGTTTGAGGTGCAAATGCAGAATTTGTTCCGTCGATTAACCCTGTAAAATTACTACCTAGCGATTGTAATGCATTGGTAAACGGATTGTTCACCTAATTATTTAAGAAAAAAATGAATTAATTAGCTTGTTTTTCTCCAGTAATGATAGGAGATAGTAGCAGTAAATTCAATTGTGTTACCAGTTCCATCAGAAATATTGTAGCTTAAGGGCCCAACACTTCTTACAGAAACACCAACTAGCTGATACTGAGCAATCTTATTCATTTGGTTGTCTAGTTGTACTAGATCAATTACTGCTGTCTGTTTTGGTGCAAAATAATTGCCTGTGCTTGTACCATCGTTAAAGATATCTTGTGACCATGTTTCAAATTTTTGGCGAATTTTAGACTGTGCATCAGCATAAAATGTTAATGTATAAGCTTCGCTGCCAGGGTATGTTGCATTTCCTGGAACATTAAAATTAAGTCCCATGAAAGGTACTGGAACATTGGTAATAGCTCTCTCAGGCAGTGTTGCTGTTTTTACATATACAAGATCATCATTATCAAATGTGACGGTACTAGCACCACCAGTATTGATTGATAATACTCTGAATGCATAATCGCGAGCAAATTCGCGAGTTTGCGCTACTCTATAGAAGTCTGTAATTAGTTGATTTACGTCTGACATAAAATTATTTATTCCTTAGGTTACTATCTCTTGGAAGTTTACTCCTGTTCTTGTTGCGTAAAAATTAGCTAAGATGAACTCAGCTGTTCTTACTGGTTTGATATAAATGTCAACTACAAGTGCATTATCATCAATTACTGTAGATGTATTATTGCGCTCATCGCAAATAATCAAATAATCATAAATGCCTTGTGTATTCTTTGCATTTTCAAAGATGGGCGTTAATGTGTTGATTACTTGTGTTCTAGTAAACAATGTATTAGGCTCAAACACAAAATACTTCATTGTGTCGCGAGTTGCAGTTTCGAGATTCAAGAACATTCTACGTACATTGATACGATCAAATGCGCTTGGCTTCTTTTGCAAGGTCTTCTGACCAAAGATGACAAACCCTTCAGCGGGGAAGAACGCAACAGGGTTCAAATTGACTTTATACAGATCGTCTCTTTGCTTTTGCTTTGGATACATTGCAATGTCGCTAATACCGCCTACTACACCGCGGGTAAATCCAGCAGGGGCATACCAAGGCTGGTAATTTGTATCTGTATTAGCCATTGAAGCCGCCGCAAAACCAGAGAATGGAACATATACTTGCAGTGAGGAAGCAACGTCTGCAACTCTTGCTACCGTTGCAAATGTACAAGCATAGCTTGTATCAATTCCACTAAATTGATTTCTGAGTGGCCAGTAGATATCACTTGTAAATATTTTTGTTGTATCAGCTACTGTCTTAAGGCCACCGGAAACTAATATGTTAGTAAGTGGATCAGCAATAAACAAACAATCCTTGCGGCGAGACTCTGCAAATGTTACAAATTCACCAGCAACTTGATTATAAAGTATTGTGGCTTCAGGCTGCGAACTGGATCTCTGAGCTGTTAAACCATTGAACATTGAGTCAAATGGCACATAATCATCGAAATATCCGCTTGTTGCAGGGTTGAGTGAGTTTACATATACTGTACCTAATCCAGCCTCAATAACAAGGTTAAGTGTGTATAAATCTTGATTATCAAGAACATTTAACATGTTTGAGATTTTACCAGGCAAATTGCCAATCTCTTTTGTATTGAGATTTTGATTGAGGTAATCACCTAAGGCAACTGCTGCATCTGCATCCCCAAGTATTTCTCTAAAGCCTTGTACAAGGTCCTGAGGTGCACCAACGCGCAAAGTATATGCATTGTTGCTTTCACCAGGCAGAGGTGTTGCAAGTCTTGATCCAAGAAAACGAACTTTCTTAGTTGGTACGCCATTAATATCTAACCATGTACCTCTGTTTTTATTAGAGATATAAGGATTAATCAATACGGAAGCTTGTAAGAGGTTATTATCAAGTACTTCTAATGAGAAGCTCTGTGAAGGTCCTCCGTTAGATCCGTTGATCTGTCTGTTAGCATCAAAAGACCCTACAACACTCTCAGAAATTACATAGTCTAAAGCAATTGTATCTGGCGCAAAAACAGATTGACGGAGTTTAACTACTGAAAATATAACAGTATCATCATACTGATTGCTGGAAATATCAAATGTAGGAATGTTTTCAACAGCTTCAGCTAAGCTGTTGCCAACTCCTGTTGTGCTAGCACTGAGAGCAAAATTTAATCTAGCAGAAGGTAGTTCAACATAGCTGCCACCAGCTATAGAAGGTGATGCACTGTTAACTGTGAGTATACGCTGTATACTATCAAAATCAGTTGCAGGATTTAAGTTGGTATTATCAGCAATGTTAATGTAGTAGCCTTCAAATCGATTATTAATAGAAGACTGTGCTTTGTTTAGTACAACAATACCTGCAGCACTCAAGCTAGCAACACCGTTAAATGTTGTAGCGCCTCCAGTATCTGGTGACCAAGCAAAACCATCTCCCTTGAGTATGCTTACATACTCTTCCTGTGTTAAGGATAAATGGGTAGGCTTACCAAAGAAATAATTAGCAGATGTTCCGTTAAGAGCAGTGGACGATAATGCACCAGTATATGCTACAACAGGATATACTAATGCGCTGAAATTATTAGAGGTGTCAATGCCTTGCCCATCACCATATGGTAATCTATATACTAAAACATCGCTAGGACTCTGTAGTACTGCTTTTGTTGAATGATAGAAATATCTCTCTGCAGCATTTGTAGGCTGCCCGTAAATTTGCTCAAATTCAGACAAACTGCCAACTTTAATTGCTTCAGAAATAGGTCCTTTTGAAGCAAAGCCAGGAATAAGTACTGTAGTTATAGGATTTCCTGCTGCTCTCAATGAAAGATCTATCTCGCTAATTTGAACACC